CATAAACGTCGTTACAGTCTATACCATAGCGACATCGTATGCCCGCTCGAACCAGACTGAAGAAGACTAAACTCTGTACAGGAAACGTTAAACAGTTTCCCATAGGAGCGAACTTCTCCAGTACTATATGCTTGCCATCAAACAACTTGCATTGAACCGCTCTAGCTGACGAGATCCAGGGATAGGCACCTCCAAAGAGGTACTTAACCAAGGAACAAGTTAGCCTGTCACTCGCATCCTTTAAGTCTAACGTGCAATAAGCACGCGTGGACGAGGATGAGAGAGCCAAGGCACCGTTTATCGACTGATCGTGGAAGTTTATACGACCACGTGTCAAAGGATGACGGAGTATGGCGGATTCTAGCAACTTACGCTGGCCCTGCTGAATCCAGATAGCCTCCTTGGGGTGCACGCTTATTAGGCGTGGCCCACGGGAGTCTTTCGGGACAGCAACAAGGTTACACGTAATTACATCACGCTCGATCAAGTACGGATTATGCCAACAAGCCTCCTTCCAATAATTTGGAAGGAGACAGAAGTTGTCACAAAACGGATACTTTTCATCGATTGTGGTATAGATATGATCCCAGTCGCTCTTCTCACTAGAGGCACAGGTCGGAAAAACCGACCCGGGGCCATGTGATGGGGCTATCCGGGACCAAAGGATGTTTCCTATTACTTTCGAAACATCCTGACGAGCAGTCGAATGCAACCAATTATATTCCTGGGAGTGATTAAACTTCCAAGACCAATAACGATTGCACTCTTCAACATCCTCATAGGCTTGTTGGGCCTGGTGAATTTGTTCATTAGTTGGTTCGAACTCGGCTTTGTAGCAGAACACAAGAAGCTGCCTTAACATCTTGAGGAGGAATGGGTCTAAAGTAGACCTAAACCTCTCAGACAGGATTTGCATCCAATCTGGGAAGAGCGGAAAATCCGCATCCCCCTCAATCCATCTTAGCAACTGCTTATCCAGCAGTGGTCCTCCTATGAGGAGCCAGCTTATATCGATGTCATCAGGGGCCACAATGGTGGCTTGAATCTTATGCGATACATCTGCTAGCAGGCGAATGTATATCTGTTGTAAACATGAGCCACTATGGCTCTCACCTGGTTTAGCTTTAGAGGCCATAAACCCTCCTGGTGTTATTCTCAAGTGCATCTCGATAGGAAGATGGGAAATCCCACTCCCCTGAGGAATGCACCGAGAACTCACTGCGAGGAGTCATGTCCTCTGCACTATCCCATAGGTCTACTTCCGCAAACCCACAGGATGGCTCGGACACTACTTGAAGTAGTGCACGAACCATGATCTTCTTAGGACCGACAATGTAAACGTTATGGGACCGGATATGATAATTCCAGTTCATAACAACATAGTCGAAGTCATTTCCAGACAACCACGCTATTAAGCGATGGATAGCTGAATATGACAAACTAGCCTGGACTCTATATTTTCGTTTCATTGATATATATCTCTGAGCGTTTTGTATCGGGTCAGCTAGTGCACATACCTATCACCCTTATATAAGGACTTAGTGTATATGTACCTCTGTAAGTAAGAGCAGTTACTGCTCCTTGTTAACAAAGATCTCTTCAGAGAGATCGAGACCGGAGTCGTCCTCTTGAATCAGAGCCACGTTAAGGTCCACAACCGCAAGGATGTGGGCCGTAGTAACGACTGATGCTTTGAGGGCGCTAACGGTGTGCGTGGACGTGATCGTTGGAACAATAGTTCCATCGCTCAAGGCCTCGTGGTATTCAAACCGCGTTGAGGTGCGGGTACAGGGTAACTTAGTTACACTGTCGACCGCATCTTGATTGCGAATCAAGAGCTTCGTAGGGAGCGTAGCTCCCCGCGAAAACTCTTGATATAGAACTCCTGAATCTTTATCAGACCAGGACTTCGCGAATACCAACGTATTCAGTGTGAGACTAGATGCCAGGCTCATGTTATTATTGTTCTTCTATTACGTGAGAAGAGTTCACGGATGTTTACCTAACCACTTCGCTAGTATATTACTAGCCAGTGCCACAGATAAGCGGCCCTGCTCTTTTCCGAAGCGGCCCGATGCACCAGGAGAAATTCCTGGAGCTATCGGTTCCCGGTGGTAATGACGTATATGCAAACTAGCAACCTCGCTATCATTGTAACCTTCGAATGCAGCATAGCGGAGATGATCATCATGTATCTCCGATATGTCGACATCCTTGGTTTCTGAGAACGAGGCGTCAACAACAACTTTGGCATTTCCGGTTAACCGGTTATCCAAGAAGTTGGTGATTCCACGTAGATCGACAAACCAATCAACCACGAACGAGAACGGAATCCGTTCCCAGGCGTGACTGGCAGGTCCGGAGGAACCAAAACGATTCATGAGATAATCCATCGCCTGAAAGGCTTTGGACTCATAAGCCGTCTTACGGATCCCCTTTATGGTAACAATGCGAGAGCACTCGGAATCGTGATTAACACGAAGAACCCGATACCCTCTAGCAAAGCTACTATAATCGAATCGATTATCCACTGGGGCTGAAACTGTGCCTTTCTGATGAAAGCGCATAATCTCAACCTTCCCGGCACGAGAGGCACTCTTCTTCATGTCGTCCTTTATGGACTTCACGGAGCGTTGTACCTTTTTCATGTCGGACAGTAGTGGTGCAATCGCAAATGACTTGTATAAATACAAGCCACTTGCTATACCGAGACCCTTGACGCCTTTGCGAGAGAGCTGAGAGATGATCCTTTTAGAGGAACCTCCCAACTCGCTAACTAGGCTTCTCCTTCTCCATCCCTTTTTGTAAGGGATTCTGAAGGCCACAGTTGGATCCAAACTCTGCACTTTGTGCAACAGTGAGGCCATATGTGGATTCAGGTCCGAAGCTTCTACAATATTGAGGACGT